AAGCATTGCCTCGATGTCTCCCATGCTGTCCGCTGCAGATAAAGCGGATTGGGCTTCTTCTTCGCCGAACTCCTGTCTGAATTCTGCCATGGGTCTAGCGGCCTCAACTTTCAGTTCGTTCTCGCGCTTTAAGCGTTTTATGTTTTTGCTAAACTTAGTACCCGTAGTTATTCGAGCCTCGCGCGCGTTTGTTGACCAGCCTTCCTCCACAAGTATTTTAGATCCCTTCGCTTGCTTAAGCATGTCCGTCGATGGCTTTATAGATCCATACCATTCCGTCAAGGTCCACGCGCCAAATATGTCGTATTCGCTCGGCGTTCTAAACGCTTGCAAAAATCCCGGCGCGTTAATTTTCTGTAATAGGGTCTCGCTAATTAGCCAATCAATGTATATGGGGCTGCAGAATGTTTCTCCGAAGTCACCCCATGTTCTATTGATTGCTATTTTAAATTCATTGATTGCCGCTTGGCTGGCGCTGTAGTTATTTGAAAACGATAGCCGCAGCACTTCGGGCGGGATTTCTAAAGCCCACGCTATTGACTGGATTATCGCCTCTTCAAATTGGCCGAAGTTTAGGTCCGTGCCTTGACCGCCGAGCAAAACAGGTTCCTCGCCTGTCTGTAACTCTTCCATGACAACGCCGGGTATCTGGTCCGCAACATTAAATCGGCGTTTAGTTCCGTCCGGTTCGGTCACTTGAGCGGTCCCTCTGCGCACTGCGCCGCCGGTGACAGGTAGCGTCCCCATCTTGTCCTCTGTTTTTCTAATAAACATGGCAAGCATGGAATTGTTTAACGCTTTACGCTGGGTAGAATCCCGGTATCTGTCGATTTCTTTTAGTGACTGCATGACGATAGCTAGCAACGGTTGCCCGCGTAGTTCGTCGAGTCGTTTATCAGTGCCATATATTAGCCATGATATTTTACGCCCCGAGCGTTCGGACTCCGCCGCAATTCGTTTAGTGGAACCATCATCTTGATTTATCCAGTGCGCTACTACGCGACCTAAGCCGTCAAGCTCAACGCCGTGGCGTATCTTGTGACCATTGCGAAGCGATCCGTAATCGCCAAGCGGCGTTCGTACTTTGCTGCCGCTTATCAATTGGATCATGGGTAATTTTGTTTGTGGTGACTGACGGATAACGACAAGCACGTCCCCGCTGACTAATGCTTCTAGTCGAGCCGTGCGCTGGATAGCGCCGAATGTTGACTTCTTTTTATAATCACATAAGGTTGGCCCTTTGCCCCAGATACCAAAACGGTTTTCTGTGGTCTCTGACCATTCGTTGAGACTCTCCTCTGCGACACCGATGATACTTTCATCCGGGCAGGACTCGGGACTTAAACCCGTGTTTATTTCGTTAGTAACTAGCCGTCGTACAATGCCGCGAGCATATAGATTTTCTGTGAACAACTGAGCCGAGCGCGCGCGAAGAGTCCAATAGTCCACCTGGTGTATCTGCGTTATGCCAAAACCGCCAGAGAATTTACCCCCGTCAAAAATAGAATCTTCGTAAGGAGAAGGCGAATTTTGTCCCGCATAGGCTGACGGGTTCAAGTTGTCCACGGACAAAGGCGTCGGCCCCGAAACGTGTTCAAAAGTGCCGTCGCTTGCTAGCTTATAATGTGGTTTTTTACTTACCATCCCGGCCTCACTATCACCGCGCCACCACTCAACCTGGCTTCTAAAGTAGCGCATCGATTATACAAAGAATCCAATGTCTTATTAAGCGCGCTTAAATCTAGTTTAGTGACCGTCTGACGGCTCTGGCCTGTGTCGAGCGTATAGGATTGCACGCCATTACCCAGCGCTAACAAAGCGTCTTCGTAAGCAACTATCATTAACTTGGTTGCGTCTATTCTGCCCTGTAAAAAAGTACGTTCCATTACATGACCGGCCCCGTGATTTGATTGAATAAAATTAAATCTGTAGAATTACAGTATACGTATTTATGTACTGTAGTAAAGTTTTTCATTTTCGATGTAATCCCAGAACGTTGGCCAGTCAATTGTTTCTAGCTTAAAATGCTGTATACAAATAGCCCACGCCATTATCTCAACTGCAGCGTGGCCATAGACTAATAGATCCCAAAGCTCGTTATGAGCGTTTCCGGGCCTATGCCAAAAGTAGGTTACTATTCCTTTTTCGTCTTTTTGCTCGCGCCTAGTTTCAACGGTTAATTCTTTTAGCTGCTTGTCTGTAATGTCCACCGGCGCGTTAAAATGGTATTTCTTTTGTTCACCCGCGCCCTCTTCCCATTCCCTCCGTAGTACGGGGGCTATTCGGTCCTTGTAGTGATCAACTAAAATTCTGTAACCTACCGTACCTGCCTGGGTTGTAAACTCCGCAAATTCTTTTATCGTTTGATTCTTAGCGGTGCGATTGCGGCCAAGAATAGGGTAAACACCAGAGGCATAATCCGAACAAAAAGTTGTCACTGTATCGTTAGAATATCCAGAGTCTATCAACGTTATTGCAATTCGATACTTGACTTCGTCGTCGGCGATATATTCTTTTTCTTCGATTAGTTCTCGCAATCGGCCCCAGACGGGGCTAGTTAGTTCGCCGCAGTCGTCATCACTGCCCTCTGTCTCAAAACGCCAGTAATCTATCACATAGGGCTTAGTGTCCCGACACCAGCCAATTACTGATACAGCTAAATTCTGTTTGTGAACATCAACTAAACAAGTCAAAAATAAAATTTTAGAACCCGAATGTATCGAGGCGTAGTTATTGGGTATTTGACCTAGTCTGTATGCTGGCCTGCGGTGCGCGGACACACTAGCAAATCTAATTTTAGAGCCCATTATCTCGAACGGCTCGGCCAGAACGTTGTTGTAAAAAACTTGATATAGTCCAACGTCTTTCACTTTTTTATTAACAGTGTCATAGCAATCTAAATAATCCGCAACAAGGCTGTACCAAGGCGCCATGCCAATGGGTGAGTATAGCGCCGGCAAATGATACGAGCGGATACCAAGCTCAACCGGTCGCGCGGTCGGAATCCATTTCGCGCCGTGGTCTTCTGAAAATAATCTTTCTTTGTCATGCTCGTGATGCGGGTGTCCGCATTTCTGGCATAGATAGCGAACGGAATCAAGTAGTAAAATACCGTCGTCTAACTCCCAAGTAAATCCGCCGATGATCCCCGTCTCTTTGTCTAGGCTACTCCACCGCAACACTTGAGCAAAACCACAACTTAAACAATTCACATTATATTTTCTTTGGTCGCCGCGAAGGTACGCTTTTTCTATTTTAGAAGTCCCTTTGATAAGCGGCGTTGAACCTCGAAATATCTTGCGCCTCTCCCAGTAACCTTTACAACGTCCATCGCTTAGTTTGTCCGGGTCGCCGTCTTTGCCTACTGTATCGGGCCAGGCATCAATTTCATCTTTTAGCATTACGCAAATAGAATAAGACCGCATCTTATCGGCGTTCTTTGCGCCGAACGGAACTAAATAGCCGCCGCCTTCAAATTGCAAATGGTTGGCTGTTTTACCTGTTTTTTGGCTGTTGCCCTCATCACTTGAACGAATAATATGCCCGAGGTCTGAGTGTGCGAGCATAGGTAAAAAATTGTTTTCTATTCGCGCGCTAGCCAGTTCTTTGTCCGCCGTTAGATACATGATAGGCAACGTTTTAACGTGGCCCATAAAATACAGCGCGCCGGATTCCAGAACAGTAGAGTATGTTATTTGCACGCCTTTTTTGAGATTGACTTCTCGAACTGGGCTATCCACATCAAAGCAGTCAACTATCTCGCGCATGAACGGGTTTACGTCGTAGCGGATGAAACCCGGTATTGATGTGACCGATTCGGGTAGGTATCTATTTTCTTCGTTGTACTGGCTGGGCGATATGTGTATGACCTCGTCGGTCAACCCCTCGACTTCTGAAATTACCCAATCAGCGCCTATGTTATCGATACTACGCATTGCGCATCGCCCTAGCGACCTTTGCTTTTACGGGTCTAATAAAACTGCTGATCTGGTCCGCAACAAATTTTTCTATATCCTCAATAGGCCTGTTGGCTGAGTGCATTGCGGTGGCTCTGCGCGCTATCGTCTTGGCGCCGTCAGTTAATAATTTTATATGGCAGGCGTCTATCGGTTCAATTATGCCCGTTCGAACTAACTTGCGACTAACCAGCTCGCCTTCTGTTGCTGCGTTCTTCAATCGCTTTTCGTTAATGGCTTCTATCTTTTGCGTGGCGCTAAGCCAATCCACAAAGCGCGTATCGGTGCCGAACTTATCAATTAAATCGCGCAGTGTCATATGAGCAAAAGCCTGTATGTCTTCGGGGATCTCAAGTATCGGATCGTCTTCGTATGCTAAGCGCTTTTTAGTTTCTTTGGCAGCTGCGGGGCCTCTAATGTGCGGTTGTTTTATAGCCGGGGCCGTGGCCACATTAACAGGATCTTTATTTATCAGCCCGTTTATTTTCATGGTCTCGATTATATTGCGCGCCCGGTTGAAAGGGATCCTGAACTCGGCTTGAACGGAGGACTTAGTCCATTTGTTTTGTTCCTGGCAATAGCTGACGACCAGCTCGTATAGCGGGTCTATCCCGGTGGCGGGTGGTTCTGTCTGAGCGCGCGCCTTCATAGCCAAGTAATCAACCGCAAGTGTGTGCGCCACGTCAATGCGCTTGCCGTCACAAGCGGGCTTCAAAGCATTATTGCAAGCCTTCGTTACGGCCGCGCCTGTAACTCCTGCTTGGCGAGCAAACTCGGCCCGGCTTATCAGTTTCTTTACCATTCGTACAGTGTATCCTAGTTTTCTGAGAAAGTTAATAGTGGTAAACAAAACGCTTTTTGTGCGAGGGGCGCGCGGTGGAATCAAAAC